CGTCAGTCTGCAGGTCTACTGCAGCGGCCTTGGAATTATGGTGTTTACGATTGTTACTCCGCAGTACGCGACTGGTATTTTCAAGAACTCAACGTACAGCTTGGTGACTATGCCCGTAGCTATGACGGCGAGTGGAGTTCTCGGGGTTTTGTTCATTTTGAAGAGAATTTTCGCACCGAGGGATTTATCCCAGTGCCAGCAAATCAACCACTGCAACGCGGTGACGTAATTATGTTCCGCATTCGTAATGACGTGGTATGTAATCATGTTGCAGTAGTGGAAGACCCAGTTAAAAATTTACTTTTTCAGCACTTGGTCAATAAGCTATCGGGCTTTACCTCCTATTCTGGATATTTCCGCGAGAATACTCATATGGTTGTACGGAGGCTGGGTTGATGGTGACGATCAAACTGCTAGGAGAAGCAGGCCGTCGTTTTGGTCGCCAGTTTAAGTTGGCCGTACAAAGTCCGGCTGAAGCAATCCGGGCTCTCTCTATGCAGATTCCAGAGTTTCGTCAGTACCTACTGGAATCCAGTGATAACGGCATCAACTGGCGCGTGGTAACTGAGGATGCCTTGGGTCTTGATGCAGAACAACTTGAATGGCCATGCAGCAAGCGCATGGTGTTAGCACCTCAACCTGCTGGCCGTGGTGCTGTTGGAAAAATTATTTTGGGTGTTGCACTAGTTGCTTTTTCTATACTTGTACCTGCCATTGGAGCTACTGGAGCGCCATGGCTATTTGGGATGACAAACTTTACATCAATAGGCATATTGGGCGGAGGTTTGATTTTTAGCGGTGTTGCTCAGTTACTTACTCCAACACCCAAGGTAACAACAAGTCAGGGTAATACTGAAGAGCAGCGCAATAGTTACACATTTGACAAATCTAATATCAACAGTGTTCAAGGCGACGTCGTGCCTCTACTGTATGGAGAGCGTATTGTTGGTACGCTGCCAGTCTTGAGCTTTGGCATTACGCTACAAAATAGCCTGTAACACTATGACTGAGGATATTCGTGGTGCAGGTGGCGGTGGAGGTGGCGGCGGCAAAGGCGGCAAAAAGCGTGGCGGCGGTGAATCACGTACACCAGTCGAAGCTGCCAACAACCTATTTTCAGTCGCATTTGCAAAAACTGTTGTAGCCGTATCCGAAGGAGAAATCGAGGGCTTTCCAAACGAGCCAGAACAAGATATTTACCTTGATGGAACAGCAATCAAACGCGCCGATGGAACATACAATTTTCAAGGCTTTGAACTTGACTACCGAAGTGGTGAAGATGAAACCCAGGATCCCATGCCTGGTTTTCTTGCCGCCGAAAATACAGTCGGTGTTGGTGTACAAGTAAGTCAAGTAACTGGGCCAATAACACGAACTATTACAGACTCTGATACTGAACGTGTCCGTGTAATTATTCAGCATCCATCCCTACAAGCTATTGACATTAATACTGGCGACACAAACCCCACCAGCGTTAGCTATCGAATCTCTTTATCTACAAATGGTGGACCTTTTGTAACTCAAGCTGAGCCAACAGTTAGCGGCAAATCAAGCGGTCAATTCCAACGTGCATACGAGTTTGATCTACCTGGGGCAGGTCCATGGCAAGTGCGTGTTACACGGTTAACTGCTGATAGCACAACGACATATCTAGCAAACGAAATTATTTGGCAAGCATACACAGAAATTATCGACGAGAACTTTGCATACCCAAATACGGCAGTTGTCGGCGTAAAAGTTGATGCCCGTCAATTCGACAGTATTCCAGCTATTTCAATGCGCGTGCGTGGAAAACGTGTCCAAGTCCCAACCAACTACGATCCAGTAGCTCGCACATATACAGGTCTATGGGATGGAACATTTAAAACCGTATGGACAGATAACCCAGCCTGGATCTTTCGAGACATTGTTATTAATGAACGATACGGAGTAGCTCGTTACGTCCCAGGCATTACTGCTGATAAGTGGTATCTGTACACAGTTTCACAATATTGTGATGAGATGGTGCCAGATGGCCTGGGTGGAACTGAGCCTAGATTTACATGCAATGTGTACTTACAAAATGCAGGCAGTGTGTATGAAGTACTCAATGCTATGGCTTCCATATTCCGTGGAATGGTGTACTACAGCCAAGGAAAACTATATGCAACACAAGATCGTGAACAAATTCCTGTTCAACAATTTACAGAGGCCAATGTTATTCAAGAAGTTGATGAAAGTGGCACGGTAACGTCACCGTGTTTTACATACGTCGGTAGTTCTAAGACTGCACGTAAATCTGTTGTTATGGCTAACTGGGATGACCCAAATCAGCAATACAATAGTGTTGTGGAGTATTTGCAAGATGATGCACTGCTAACAAAATTTGGATACAACCCAATTGACCTTCGACTGGTTGGTGTTACTAGTCGTGGTCAAGCCCTTCGAGCTGCCAAACATACACTGTTTTCCAACCGTTACGAGACAGATACCGTAAATTTCCGTGTTGGCGCTGAAGGTTTAGCTACTAGCGTTGGTGAACTAATTCAAATTGCAGATCCGCTTAAAGAAGGGAGGCGCCTCGGTGGTCGCGTCACTGCTATAAATACCACTGACAATACAGTCACACTAGATGCTGTTCTATCACTCAATCCCTCTTACTCATACACACTGACACTTGTTATTCCAAATGGCGAGACAGTAATCAATCCAGATGGAACTACAACTACAACACCTAAACTTCAACGCCTTACAGTTGTTAGTTATACAAATACAGGAAACGCATCAGATCTAAATGACCTGCTTGCACAGGATTATGCCGTACTTGTTACGCAATCCGATGATGTACTTGAAGGTTTTGTAAGCCTTGATGAAGCTACAACTACCTTACTTGTAAATAGCACAATCCTTACTCAGATTGGAACTGTATGGGTTCTGGAGTGGTCAGAATTAACACCAGCTTTGTACAGGGTAATTGGCATCAGTGAACCTGAACCACTTATCTATGAAATTCAAGCAGTACAGAGCAATCAATCTAAGTTTGGCTATGTCGATAACGATTTGCCTATTGCAATTCCAAAAGATCGTTTTGTCATACGAGATTGCAATCCTCCTACCGATGTAACCGTAGGGTTGGTCTATAAAAACGGGCGCGTTCAGATAAATGCTCAGTGGATAGCACCTTCATACGATTCAATTGATGATCTGCAAATTAATCGCTACAAGTATCAGTACAAACTAACTGGATCTGAACAGTGGAGTGATGCTATCGAAACAGTTTATACAAATATAACTGTACCCCTTGACGAGTTTATTTTCGGCAATTCATACGAATTTAGAGTTGCAAGCAGGAATCGCCTTGGTCAACAGTCTGACTGGAATGACGTTCCTGTTACGGCATTTTCAGATATTTCTAATTTAGCTGATCCAATATATGGCGCCTCTATTACCCATGCAAACCAGCCGGATGGCACTCAGTTACTGCTTGTCAGTGCTGGAAATTGTCCTATTCCTGAACGTGTCAATGGTTTTAGGATTTGGGCCAAGCAACGCACAGAAGGTCTACTGATCCCTGGAGTTAAAGAACCTAATGCAGATGGCTGGTACTACCTAAGCGATATCCCACTAACCGGATACTACGCAATTGGTTTTCATGCACCAGATACGTATGACGTTCGCGTTGCTTTTACAAGTGCAATTTTTGGCGAAGTTGCCGCAGATTATTTGTATGACACGGTGGAACGAGGTGAGATTGTTCCACCAACACCAATTAATTTTACGGTTGTCCAGAGCAATCTCGGCAGCAAACGTTTTAGTTGGCAGATTCCCCTATCAAGTTACGGCACCTGGGATAAAAATATTGTCTCGGACATCATTAGTTATGAGATTCGATATAAACAGGGTGCCCTCGTCAATAGCAGTATTGATGAAACATGGGAGCAAGGCATTCCGCTGTATTCAGGTGGTGTGCCAGCAACTCAGCAATGGTTTGAAACATTTCTATTTGATACTGATCAGTGGGTGGTCATGGTCAAGGCAGTTGATGCGACCAAGTGGGTATCAGATTCACCGTCTGTAATCCAAGTCAATGTAACTGGCGTGGCAGTTCAGAATGCTGTGTATGAAAATTGCATTAGCACTTCTACATGGCCTGGAACCCTAATTAATGCTGAACGAGTAGGTAGTATTGTTCGGCAAATTGATCCAACACAGCCGTCTTACTACACCTGGAACTTTGACAACAACTTTTACGAAAGTTCTATTGTTATTACAACTACAGCAGACGCAACATATCAGCATTACATAGGAGCTTTAAGTGGAGCTGATACACTGACATTCCAAGAAAATGGCAATGAAATTTTCCAAGAAAACAACAATTCTATTTTTCTTGAGCAGCGCACCTATGACGCTGGATATTTAAGTGGCGCAAACTCAGGTGTGTTGCATCCTTATGCACCATACGAACGCCTGCAAGAAGATGTGTACCAAGTGCAGACGCTGTTTACCAGTCCTGATGGAGTAACTAAAGGAGAGATAAGTGGCATCTGTTTTGAATTGGATTACGTCGATGTATTTGAATCATTTAATAACGTGACCATACCAGCAACATCAGGTGGCCTGGCAATTTCTCTGACCAAACCTTTTCGAGAGATCAAATCGGTTCAGGTTACCCTGCAAGATGCTGTTGGAACGACAGCAACGTCTGCGTTACTGGTTTCCAAATCAACTGGTAGCATTACAGTAAGGTGTATTAACTCAGCGGGTAACCCTGCTGTTGGCAACATCGACGTAACCGTGGTGGGCTACTGACATGGCTGGAACACGCATTTCCCAGCTTCCGCTAGCAACCAACGTTGTTGCAGCAGACGTTTTTCCATTTTCAAGCATCAGCGGCAGCCAAACGCGGCGCATCACAGCCCAGATCATGGGTGTGGCACTAAGTCTTATTGGTAATGGCGTTGGAGCAACTGCACCTACAACACCCAGCAATGGCCAACTCTGGATCGACACCAGTACAAACCCGCCAGTAGTCAAGGTCTATAACGGCGCGACCTGGACAATCGTCAGCTTTTTGCCTGGCTCTAGTGTTGCTACTAGCCCTGCTGGAACAGCGCCATCAAGTCCAGCCTTAGGACAACTTTGGCAAGACACCAGCCAGACTCCAGACCAACTAAAAATGTATGACGGCTCGAACTGGGTTCGCGTCGATCCGCAAGGCATTACTCAAACAGCTGCTGATGCTCGATACCTGCAACCAGCAACTGCAGCAAGTACCTATCTAGCTTTAGCTGGTGGATCACTAACAGGCAACTTGACCTTGGTGGGTAGCCCAAGTACCACCAATATGGCTGCCAACAAAGGCTACGTTGATAGCCAAATTGCAGCTATTCCTGCTGTTGAAACCGTGCCATCTGGCACGATTATTTGGACAGCCCGTAGTACGGCACCAACTGGGTACTTGGCTGCTGATGGTTCTGCAATTAGCCGCAGCACCTATGCAACGCTGTTCTCGGCAATCGGCACAAATTTTGGCGCTGGTAATGGATCCACGACGTTCAACGTGCCAGATTTGCGAGGCGAGTTTATCCGTGGCTGGGACAATGGCCGTGGAGTAGACAGCGGTCGTTCATTTGCCACTGCCCAGTCTGATGAATTTAGGAGTCACTCTCACACTTACACCAATTACAACGGCACTGAAAAAACTGGTAGCGGTGGTCAACTAGCTGTTAACTACTACAGCGGTGGTACTTTCGGCACTTCAGGTGCAGGTGGTGCAGAAACACGGCCTCGCAACATTGCCATGCTGGGCTGCATTAAGACTTAGTACAAACCCTTAGACTTGCCCTATAGCAGCTACATCCATGGCACAAGTCAAAATTACCCAGCTGACGGCCTACGCCGATCCTAAAAGTACCGATGTACTGGCCGCCGTCGATGTATCTTCTGACGTAACTAAAAAAGTAGATATTGCAGCAATCAACAAAAATGCTGCTGTTGGCTCGGCAACTGCCGTGGGCATGGGATTCGATGGCGACCCAAACACGGGCCTATACAGCGTTGGCTCAGATCAGATTGCAATTGCTACAGGTGGTGTAGGCAGACTCTTTATTGATACAACTGGTGATATTACAATTCCAGGCAATCTAACTGTCACTGGAACTACTACAACAATCGATAGTCAAACATTAGTTGTTAAGGATAAAAATATTGAAATGGGGGCAGTATCTAGCCCTACCGATGTAACCGCAGACGGCGGTGGTATTACCCTCAGAGGCACAACAAACAAAACAATTAACTGGATTGACGCTACTGATGCTTGGACTAGTTCCGAGCATATAAATATTGCGAGTGGCAAAGAGTATCGAATTAACGGTACCAAGGTTATTGATGCCACTTCACTTGGTAGCGCACTTCTTACTAACAGCACCAGTAGCACCAGCACTACGACTGCAGCCACTCCTGCCTCGGTCAAAACCGCCTATGACGCAGCCACAGCAGCCCA